GAGCCTTTAAACGTCTTTCCCCGTTCCGGAAAGCAGTTTGTGAGAAGGTTGGAGTTGCCCATCGACTTGGGTATGATGGTTTTCTATCATACTACAACGGTGCGAAACTCCGTACTTACACACGAGCTGTGGAGAGTCTGCATATCTCAGCTGTCAATGAGCGCGATAGTCATTTGACTACATTCGTTAAGGCAGAGAAGATATCGACGGTTAAAGGTGACCCAGCACCTAGGGTGATACAGCCTCGAAACCCTAGGTACAATGTTGAGTTGGGCCGTTATCTGCGGCATATAGAGTCCAGAATGATGAAAGCTGTGGATGGTGTATTTGGTGAGACGACATGCATCAAGGGGTATACAGCTGATGAGGTGGGCGCGATTTTCAAGCAGAAGTGGGATAGGTTCGATAAGCCTGTCGCCATAGGGCTTGACGCGTCCAGGTTTGATCAACACTGCTCAGTGGAAGCCCTCAAGTATGAGCATGGCTTCTATAAGGCACTTTACCCAGGCAATAAATTACTGGGAAAGTTGCTAGAGTGGCAACTCCATAACAAAGGTAAAGGATATGTGCCCGATGGTACAATAACCTACAGGAAAGAGGGTTGTCGAATGAGTGGGGATATAAACACCTCGTTGGGAAACTACCTGCTAATGTGTGCTATGATCTATGGATACATGCGCCATCTGGGGATAAATGAATATAGCCTGGCCAACTGTGGAGATGATTGTGTCCTCATAGTTGAACGTAAGCTCCTGAAACGGATACAGGACACGCTACCCAAGTATTTCCTTAATCTGGGATATACGATGAAGGTAGAGGACCCTGTCTTCCACTTGGAGGGAGTTGAGTTTTGCCAGGCACACCCAATACAGTTTCAGGGAGGTTGGAAAATGGTCCGCAATGTCCGGACAGCCATGAGCAAAGATGTACACTGTGTCAACAACATAAGGGATGTGGCCACACGCAAAGCCTGGAGCAATGCACAACACCATGGTGGGCTAGCACTGAGTGCCGGCATACCTGTGGTTGAAAAGTTCTACTCCAGGTTTACGTTGTTTGACA